GCTCATATTAAAGCTCCTTCATTTCTTCGGCTCTGTTGTTTATAATATCTTTTATATTTTTATGATCAATTAGACCTAACATATAGTGATACAATTCTGTCATATGCAATCCACCATACGTTTGTTTGTAATGCTCTGTGTCTTCCGGTATTAAAAGATTTAAGTTTCCGCCCTGGTCGTACCACCTTAAAAGATATGGTCTTGTTAAATTATTTTCTTTTAGCACCACCCAATATCCATAGGTAGTGTTGTGATTTAATTCTTCTAGTAATGTTACTATTGGTGTTGCTATTTTACTCATAGTTTTAATCTTCCTTTCTAGGTATAAAATTTATTGCAAATGGTTTAGAGTGAGTACCATATTCTTTGTGGAATTTGTCAGAGAACATATCGCTTTCTAAAATATTCCAATCCCAGTCTTGATCGTATACATCATTGTCTTCATAGAATATCCGTATCTCTTCCATAGCCTCGTCTAGTTTATCCGATATGATTTCTAGTTCTTTTATAAAGCTCATTTCTTTTTCTCCTTTGGTTTGTCTTCATTAGCCATGTAGAATACTACATGCTTATCAGACCATTCCTTACTGACCCCAAGCTTTTCCATACTTTTTTGCATAGCTTCTTGATATTTATTTAACGTATCTTTATCTTTATTAATGCTCATTTTTAATTCTCCATTTCATAAATGTTATTATGTTTTTGTGATTGTTCTTCAATGTATAAATCCCAATGGTCTGTAAGTAAGTCTTCCCATAATTCTTGGTCGGACAACGGAACAGAATTAAATACAAGTGCTTCTTCGTATAATGCCCCCGATCTTTTGCATATAAAAAATAATTCGTTTGCTAAACTAAAAAACTCCTCAAGATTATCCGAATTTTTTGCAGTGTTATAAAGTGCCACATAAAAATCGTCACGTTCTGATATCATTTGATTTTTTATTGAACCCATTTTTTATCTCCCATTTTCTATATCGTTAATAATTTTTGTAATTCTTTTTTTACATTCACTACTGCCCAATTTATTGTATAAAAAATCAATCGCTTGTGAACATTCAAAGTCTGCCATGTCAATTTGCACTTGCTCTCTTTCTTGATAATAATTAAATTCTGTTTCTGTCATTTTTCAATCCCTCAATTAATGTTATAGTTTGTTATATATATATTATATATTCTTTCTTATAAATGCAACTTTTATTATCCAATACTGTGTATAAAATAATGATAAATATCTATGAATAAAAAGTAAGAAACACTAGCCCATAGTATGCTCATAATTATAGCTGTACTTAAATAAAAATATTTCATTATGACTTTTCCCTTTCTTTGATCATATGCATTATTTCGTCCAAGTTTCAGATATTTGTCCAAAAGTTAATAACTCTATTTCTTCGTTTATATTTTCTGACAATAGCATTCGGTTTGTCTTAGCTATTTTTTTTAATGCTGGTAAGCAAGCTTTATAGGTTACTTCATCATCAAATACTGCCACGATTTCAGAGCATATGTTTTTTTTATCGCTTAAATATACTGTTATCATTTGTTTATCCTTTCTTATTATTTCCAAAACTCAAGACCATGCTTTGAGTAGACAACTGCAACGTGACTTTTATAGTCCTTATAAACAATGCTCTGCAGAATATAGGCACTTAAAAGTTTAGTAGCGTCCTCTAAAGCAGTTGCAATATTTAACTGTAGTGTGATCTTCTTTACTTCAGCATAATCTTTGTATCGCACTATGTATTCTCTAGTAGTTAAGTCATTTGGGTTTGGATCTTTTTTGTAGTATGACATTTTGTTTCTCTCCTTGGGAGGGTTGCCCCTCCCTTTAATTGTTATTATTAATCGTTTATAAATCTGTTAACTATTTCTTCCCCTATAATATAAACGTACATATTAACTATGGCTTCAGGGTCAGAGAAATCTGTGGTTACTTGGTTAAAATTAAACTGCTCATACTCTTTAACGTAGTTGATGATTGCAAAGACATCATTGCCTAACCATTCTTTAGCTTTGTAAGCTCCGTAAATATAATAATCAGTGTTAAAGCATTCATGATGCAAATCATCTATATTTTCAGCAATCCATTCTTCATCTTGTTCGGCTATCCAATCGTCAAAACAATCTTTTATCTCTGTGTATTTACTTTCTGCTATTCCATTGCTTAGTAATTTTGCAATGTGTAATTCATCAGCTAACAACTCGTTACATTTCTCTTTTTCTTTTTCTTTCCTTTTTCTTTCTTCTTGTTGTGCAATTAATATTTCTACTTGTTCAGGAGTTTGTTTTACATTTTCCCATTTTTTAGTTATAGGGTTTTGTACTCTTTTATACATTACTTTTGTTAGTTCCATTGTTCTGATCTTTCTTGTTGTTAAACATAATATAACGATAACATATTAATAACATTAGCACAAGCTTTATTATAATAAAAATACCCTATATTTAAAAAAAAAATTTCCCTGCGGGGCTATTGCTTGAATGCTTCGCATTAAGGTTGGCATAGTCAACGGATAATTAAATTAACCACAGGCTAGGCACTAGACCCTTTTAGCTATGGGGCTAAGGGTCTAGCACAAACCTATGGATAATTTAAAAACAAAAATGGGAGTGTGTTTAGATTGTAAAAAATAAAAAAAACACTCGCTTCATATCATCAGAAATTCTGAGAACCCTCATGCGAGTAAGGGTCAGTTAATTAAAGGGAAACCACTTTAAGTGTATTGACAGGTAATTTAGTCAACAGTATAATAGCCTTAACTACCCAAGGGGAATAACAAAAGAGAACAAAAGTATATGAAGAAATCTAATACATTAGTTAAAAAACAAGCAACGAGTAATGAGCTTGGTATTACGGATAAGCAGAAGGCTTTGGTTGATATCATAGTAGCCACTGGTTGCACAATCACAGAAGCATCTAAGCAGGCAGGATATAAAGGCAATAGCAGTAGAGTAAGTGGTTCTAAAGCACTACAGCGCCCAGAAGTACAAGACTATATGATGTCTGAAATAAGACGAGCGTTCGGTTTACACAGTGCAAGGGCTGTGTCTAAGCTTAGTAAGTTATCAGAAGGTGCGAAGTCTGAGTATGTTCAGCTCGAGGCAAGTAAAGACATACTAGATAGAGCTGGGTTCAAGGCTCCCGACCAACATCAACATCTCATTGGAGGCAATTTCTCCGTAAATATCGATCTAACATAAGTTATGCACAGGATTTATCTTGTGTGTAACTTAGTATGAATTACCCAGCCGAAGACCACACGAATCGCAGGCTGGCAATTCATTCTGAACAGCTTAGGTTCGATACCTAAGATGGGCAGGGCGATACCTAAGAAGGTCCGCACCCTACTTTGCAAGAGCAAAGCCGAGCCAAGGTCTCGTCCCTTCGGGTAACGGTTGCTATCGCAGGTCGCTCGCCTCGACGGCTCGCTCCGGTCGCAAGCTTTAGGCTTGCTCCGGTCGGTGGTTTGCACCCCCGCCCCGAAAACTAGCTAAGTTTCATTGCTATATGTGTTGCTCCCAAAATTTTTTCCTTCAAGGTTCGTTCAACATATGTTATAAGTTCTTATGGCTTACAAAACTCCAGCATGGCAAAGGAAAGAAGGTAAGAGTCCCAGTGGTGGACTCAACGCTAAAGGTCGTGCTTCATACAAAGGTGGCACATTAAAAGCTCCTGTTAAGTCAGGGGACAACCCTAGACGAGCATCTTTCTTAGCAAGAATGGGCAACATGAAAGGTCCTGAAAAAAAAGATGGCAAACCTACAAGACTTCTGTTATCGTTGCAAGCATGGGGGGCATCAAGTAAAGCCGACGCTAGACAAAAAGCAAAGAGAATGTCTGTCAGGTTAAAGAATAAAAAGGATAAATAGATGGCAAAAACATTATTATCAATGGGAAAAAAAAGTCCTACTGTCAATGATTTAACAAAAGACCAAAGAAAATTATACAATAGATTTCTAAGCATTGGAGCTTCAAAGCAAACTTCTATGATTGAAGCGATGGGTACTAATGACCCATTGAATCATAAAATTTTTAAGTTAAGATAAGGAAAATGAAGCCGCCTAGAAAAAATCCTTTTAAGAATATTTCTTACAATCCATCTAGCGACCTCAGCATGCTTGACTACAAGCCTGTTGTTTATAATAATAAAGATATAATTAAATATAATAAGATCAAACTAGAAGATACACAGAGCGGATACTCTGACAAAAAAGTAAAGAAAAACAATGCCTATAGCGGATTAGAAAGTTTAATAGGCAAGTTTAAAAATAGTTCTTTTGGTGTAAAAGGTATAAAGAAAGGCTTAATGTTAACGTATAAAAAGAATTTTTAATGAGAAAAAAAGAAGACATTGAACGAGAGCTTGCAATTCTTTTGAAAACATATAAAATATTATGTGATACGATTCAAGAGAAAGAAGAAATTATTTTGGCGTATCAAGATTTATTGTACGATGATAACAGAAGAAGAGAGGTTTCCTTCCATTGAGAGTAGTCCCAGTAACAACAAACCCTAATGGAAGAAACGACACTAGGAGGAATTATGAAGAAGCAAGAGCCGTTAGAGGTAAAGCATAGTTTTAAGCAGAAGCGAACTCCAAGAAAGCTAATGTCTAAGTTAGAGAAGATGGAGAAACGTGCTGAGAATATGATGCTTAACGAGCAGAAACATAAAGACGAAGAAGTCAACAGAAGAGTTTTCCAATACATAGAGCTTAAAATGATTAGAGGTCATTCAAAAGAAGAGGCAACTCGTATGGCTGAGCAACTTATAATGAACCAAGCCTAATGTCCAGTATATTTAAGAAGGTTATGATTAAGGATTTAGGTGCATTGCGTACTGTTGTAAGGACACAGCACATGAAACACTACCCGGAATCACATATCAATGACTATGAAGCAGACCGCATTATAGAATCTTTATCCGAAAACGCAAAAGAAAAATTAATTAAGTTAGCTGTAGACTATGGGATCACTGAATTATAAACCCGATGGGGAAACACTAAAGCTTTTTCTAAAGGACGATAGTTTTTTCAGAGGATTAAGAGGACCTGTCGGTAGTGGTAAGTCTGTTGCTTGTTGCATTGAAATTCTTAGGCGTGCTTTATTGCAAAAAGAAGGAGAAGACGGCAAAAGAAAATCAAGATGGGCTGTCATTCGTAACACAAACCCACAACTTAAAACAACAACAATCAAAACATGGCTGGACTGGTTCCCTGAAGAAGAATGGGGAAACTTTCATTGGAGTGTACCATTTACGCACCACATAAAGAAAGGGGATTTAGACCTTGAGGTTATCTTTTTAGCCCTTGACAGACCTGAAGATGTAAAGAAATTGCTATCATTAGAGCTGACCGGTGTGTGGGTTAACGAAGCAAGAGAGATTCCGAAGTCTATTGTTGACGCTTGCTCGATGCGTGTTGGTCGTTATCCCTCTATGAGAGACGGAGGTCCTAGTTGGTATGGTGTAATTTGCGATACTAACCCTCCAGACACAGATCATTGGTGGGCAATCATGGCAGGAGAGAGCGTATTGCCTGATTATATTTCTAAACAAGAAGCTAAAATGCTAGTAAGACCAGATAACTGGACGTTTTATAACCAAGCCGCAGCTATGTTAGAGATAAGAGACACTGCAAAACAAATATCAGGGTACGAAGAGAACCCTTTAATAGAGAATCAAAAGAACTTAACAAAAGATTACTACAAGAATATCATTAGAGGTAAGACAAAGTCTTGGATAGACGTGTATGTATGCAACAAACTAGGACAAGTAAGTGATGACAAGCCTGTGTATGAAGCGTTTAGGCAAGACGTACATGTTGCTAAAGGTGATCTTGCTATCGCAGATGGTGTTCCAGTATTTATGGGAATTGATTTTGGCTTAACTCCTGCTTGTGTATTTGCACAAAGACTAAGAGGAAGATGGATTGTATTCGATGAATTAGTGGCAGAAGATATGGGTATCGTTAGGTTTTCTGAGTTAATGAAAAGCTATATGGCACAGTGGCTGCCAAGAGAATTTATTATATTCGGCGATCCTGCTGGTGATCAGAGAGTACAAACAGACGAAGCAACACCTTTCCAGATACTAAGAGGTCGTGGATTACACGCAAGACCAGCCCCATCTAATGATGTTGCACTAAGATTAGAATCGGTGACTGCTGTATTGAGTCGTTTGACAGACGGAGAGAGCGGAATGATTATAGATCCGAAGTGTAAGAACTTAATTAGAGGATTTATGGGCGGATATCACTATAGACGTATGCAAGTTTCAGGAGAAAGATATGACGAAAGACCTAATAAGAATAGGTTTTCTCATGTTCACGATGCGTTCCAGTACTTATTGTTAGGAGCAGGCGAAGGAAGAGCCTTGACTGTTGGTCAAAAGCAGAGTAAACCTGTAGTAGCAAAAAGAAGTTTTAATGTTTTTAATGTAAAACCACATTCAGTTTACGAAAGGCGAAGATAATGTGTATAGGAATGAAAGCCCCATCTCCTCCTCCACCTATCGCAGAAGATGCAAGTGTTCTTGAACAAAGAAAAAGAATGAGAGCGGACCAAGCAAGGCAAACAACAGAAGATAAGAAAAAACAATTCGAGATGAGAGTTAATGCGTACACAGGAAAGCAAGGCAAAAGGTCTATGCTATCTGGAAGAAAAGGTGGGCAAGGCTTTGATGTTGATGCTAAAATAATGTCAGGCACGACTCTAGGAGTTTAAATGGTTATAGACGCACAACCTGTTTCAACAGAAAATTCTTTTGATGATAATGTTAAAAGATTAATGGCTCGGTATAAACACGCCCAGTCTATAAAAGATTTATGGCTTCCTACTTTTGAAGAGTGCTATGAGTTTTCTTTACCACAAAGAGAAAGTTTCTATAGCGAGACTATAGGCAGAAGAAGAAGTGATCGTATCTTTGACGAGACTGCTGTAGTTGGCGTGCAAGAATTTGCTAGTAGATTGCAAGCTGGTATAGTTCCTAACTATGCTAGATGGGCTGATCTTGTCGCAGGTTCAGAAATTCCAGAAGATGACCAAAAAGAAGTAAACCTTATGTTAGATGACGTAACAGAGTACGTCTTTGAAGTATTGCAGAACTCTAACTTTGCACAAGAAGTGCATGAGACGTTTCTAGATGTTGCAGTTGGTACTGGTGTCTTGCTCATTGAAGAAGGAGATGCTGTACAACCAATAAAATTTAAAGCAATACCCCTACCTCAGATAGTATTAGACTCAGGTCATGACGATAAGATAGACCATGTTTTCCGTAAAAGAAAAATTAGAATGAAAGATCTCCCTTATGCTTACCCTAATGGGACTATGTCAGAGAAAATGACAATGGATATGGAAAAAAATGGGGAGATGTCTTGTGAAGTTTTAGAAGTTGTCTATAGATTATACGAAAATACTAAAGAAGAAGAACATAGATACTGCGTTATTGCTACTAATTACGAGCATAAGA